TTGCTAACCGTCACCGGGCTAGTCGTCGCGACCCGCACCGCTTGCGTGAGCTCGTCGGCGACCGCTGCGCTAGTGCCGAGCGCAATCAGGAAGCTGGCCAGAGCTGGCCAGTTTACTTCACCAGCCGCCGGAATCGCGTAGGTAGTGCCGTTCCATGTAACGTTTGTTGACATTTTAAGGCCCTTAAAAGGAAAAGGGAGCGGCAACCATTGTCGATTGCCGTCCCTATTCCGATATTAAATCACGAAGCCGATTCTGGGTTAAGACCAGTAATTAGGATATTTTGAGCTGGTTCTGGCGTGAAAAGATATTCGTCCGAGAAACTCTTGAATTGGAAACCGGCTTGGTTTTCAAGCATTCTAATTAGTTCATGTTCGATACCGGGAACCTTAAAGCCTGGTTGCGCGGAACCAGATCGCTTCCAAGTGCCATTCTTCGTCACGAAAGCATCGCCTTCCATGACTTGCCGGTGAGCCTTAATCGTGATCTTGCCGTTCTGGCTGTAGTATTCCACGTCCTTGAAGCCGTTTTGCGCGCTGTTTGGAGTGTAGCTCTTATCGTAGACGCGCAACGCCGCTTCCGTGGTCGATACCGTGGCCCAGTTTAGCGGATTGACATACGCGATCAGATCGCCTTCCAGACCACCCCCGTTAACGGCATCGGCGATCGCATCTTGCATGCGACCGAGAGTCAACTTGACGCCTGGCCCGCCGCTTGCCTTGTAGTCAACGAAGTTACCGCGAAACAGCTCGAAACTCTGGACCGGGATACCAAACAGGGAGCCCGTTTGCGTCGAGAGAATCTTGTACATGCCGACCATTTCGCCGAGCGCCACTTGGTCAATCAAGCACATGCGAAGGGAGTTAGCTCCCGTTGCAGCCGATGGCGCCACTGGCGTGAAGTCTACGCCGATGTAGCCGTACTTGCTTTGAACAGAGGTCAGCTTGCCGGATGCAACGATAACGCCGTTTCCGTCAACCTGCGCCACGCGCATACCTTTGCGGCCAATCCAAATGCCCGAGGCAAAGTCGCCAGGGGAAAAGAGAATCAGCTTGCTGGCAGCGTTGATGCCGTTGGTGAAAGCCACGCCATTCAGCGTGCCCGTGCCGTTGGTGAAGGACACCGTGCGATAGGTGCCCGTGAAATAGGACGTGTAGCCCAGCAACTTTGACGATTGGCCGTAGAAGCGCATCGTTTCTTGGAACCGCTCATGCGATTTCAAGTTATTTTTCGTAATAAACTGGGTGCTTCTTAGGAACGCTTGATCGTCGCCAAGGGAGCGCGAAATGGTCGCGAAAGGCAGGATAGATGGAAGCATCATCACATAAGGCTGGACGCTGGTTTGCTTGACGTTGCCCGCGATTGCCGGGGAAATGTCGAAAGCATCTTGGCCAGAGCCGCCTAGGGTAATGCCGACTTCATCGCCAAGGATAACGTCTTCGCGAAAGTCATCACCGACGCGGTCGCCTTCGACCCACGGGATATCCTTCGATAGTTGCTGGTCATCCGGGACAAGGTCATACGTTTTACCGTAAACCCTTTTGAAAATCTCGATTACTTCGTTGTTACTTACAGACGCCATAATATGTTTCCCCGTATTTTTTTATATTAAGCTGCGATCCAATGAATCTCGATATCGATTGTTCCAGCGGTCAAAGCGTCGAAATCTGGCGTGTTGCCAAAGTCAACCTTCAAGCCGATGTTGCCATCTGCGCCGCGCTGTACCGCTGTTTCAAGCGTTGACGCCGTGAGAGTGCCACCGGCAACCTGGCGAGTAACAAGCGTGTTGCTGGCTGAATAGCAGCGTGCAACCATCTGCACGACGCTTTTGCATTGGCCGTTCATCTGGACCAAGGCGCCGAAAGCGTCAGCGCCCATCGACGTTGCATCAAACTGCGCGACCGTGAATTCGCTGGTAGTGCCGAGAAAGTCGTCAATCGTCGCCTGTGCTGCGATCGCGGCATAGGTCACGAGCGAAGCAGAGTTAGAGACGATTGGCTTGCAGGTAGTTGCAGCCGTAATGGTGTATTGCAGGCGCAAAATTCGCGGTTGAACTTTGCCCCACTGATCATTGTAGTAAAACAAACTGGTGGACATAAATTTATTTCCTCGACTGTTTAGCTAGTTGCTTATTTTTGTTCTCAAACCATGCGTCGAGCCCGAGCTTTTTTCCGCCTGAATCCGCTGCCGGTTGCTCGGAAGCCGCTGGCCTGCGCCGCTGCTTTTCTCCAAGAACTTGGGTCACTTCATGCTGGCGTAAGCCGTCGAGCAAAGACTTAGGAAGAATCTTGATTGCTTCCGCTGGCGATAGACCCGACAGCCACTCCACCGCGTTGGCGTGTTGCGTGCGTTGGAAGTGCGGCAATGCTTCGTTGGCAGTTACCCTGCGCTTTTGCATCTGCCCCTGTAGGATCATCTCATCGACGACGGCAATGACCATCCGTGGCGTTGGCTTGCGGCCCAAGGCTTTCAGAGCCTCGCCCACTTCCACGTCGAGGTCGCCGTGCGCTTTCGCCTCGATTTGACTACGCCGAATGTCCTCTTTGGATTTGCGCTCGTTAGTTAGCTCATCCTCAAGGGACTTCGCCCGCTTCTCAAACTCGCGCGCCCGTTTTTCAGCGGCTGGGAGCGCCTCGTATTCCATCTCCTCAAGCAGAAAGTCTTCCAGGTACTCCCGAGCTTGCACCTTGCCGAATTTCTCGACCAGGACCCCCAGAGCTTGCCGTGGGTCGTCGAACCGCTTGAGAACTGAATCCGCCTGCGCTTGCCGTTGCTGCGCGGCCCGCTCAATTTCAGCTGCTTTCTGGAACCGTTGGTTAGCCGCTTTCGCGTGCGAATAGCCGCGCCTTAGTTCATCGTAATCAACTTCGATCTCTGCGCCGTCGACCGTCGTCTTGTGCTTATACGCCTTGAAATCCGGCATATCCGGCGCTGGGGCTTGGGATAGCTTGGGATTTATGGTTGGGGCTGTGGGCGATAGGCCCACCCCCGAGCTTTGCGCTTCGGACATTGAGCCTCGCCTATGTTGGTTGGAGGTATTTTAGATTTGGATAGGGGAATTATACTCGACTAGAACAGGATGACAAGAGTCACCTTTTGTGCGCTAGCGGGAGCGCCGGTAAAGCCGACTTTGACGGTCAGGCGCCCGCCTTGGTCATAGTACCACGCGAAGGAATCGACGCCCGTCGAGGTTGAGTCAACCCGGATAGGCCACATGCCGATCACCGGCTTGCTGGCCCCGATTTGCGCCTCGACGTTGTGCTTTACCGTAAACGTCTTCACTTCGCACGCTACGTTATCAGCGAAAGTCAGCCCGTTGCGTAGCAAACGAGCGACGTTTTCGGCCATTTCCGCGACATATCCAACTAGGTCCTTTAGCTGCTCACCCGCTTCCGTCGCCAGTAGCTGCGTTGTTTCCAGCAGTCTGCTCAGGTTGTATTTGGCCATTTGCCTCGTTTCACCTTATTTTCTGGTTTCTATAGACTCCGAACTTCTTCGGCTCTGTCACAAAGCTTGTGCGCGGCGCCGGGAGCCGCTTACGCATGTTTGCATAATCCTCAGCCTCGGTGCCAGCCGGATAGGGACTCGTTCTGTCGAGGTTGCGGACCCCGTACATGAGCGCAGCCGCCGCGTCCATGTGTCCCAGCGTTGGCGTCCTGGCGAAGTCGGTGCGGAGGTTGTTAAGGCGCCCAGACCGGCAGGTGGCGCGGAGCAGCTTACACTTCGGGTGTATCTTGACCTTCCTAAGCCGCACGCGATTGGCCATGTTGTTGATGGCCGTCTCGAAATCGTCCTTTCGTGGCATCCTGGCGCGGGGTAGGCCCTCACAGGCGAGTTTGCGACGAAGATCGGCCTCGAACTCGACCCGGTTAAGATCGACCACCGTTTGACCGTGTGCATCAGCGTACCAGTTTTTCGCCGCGAACTGCCCCCACGCCACGGACATTTCAAGTTTAATCGTGTCGGTCGGAGTATTGTTCGGCCACCAAAGCTCATCGAGGACATAATCGCATCCTCGCAGGTAGTCATATGTCATGAGCAAGCTCACGGTAAAATCTCGAATTCCGCCCCAATCCGTAAAAATTTCCATAAAGCTGGCCAACGGCGCCGCAACTTCTTCCACGTCCAATCGGTCGTCATAGTCAGGGATAATGACCAAGCTTTTATCGCGAACTTGCTCATTTAAATACTCGCGCCGAAAGGCATCTGTTTCGACCCCACCGCAATCTCTAATAGCGTCCGCGATGATCTCGGGTGTTGCAAGCGGGTCCTCATAAATCGTGTATGAATAAAACGCGCTGTCGAGCCGCGCCCGCTCGACCGTCTCTAGCGCGAATGGATGGTCTGGAATTTTTGGGAGCGTCGTCAGGTCTATCATGCGCCCGCGAGTCTTGAGCAGTTGGGGCATAAGAACGTCCCGCATCATGTAGCTGTACTGCTCTGGGTCGCTGGCGCCCGTTTCCTCTACAAGGATCTCATCGGCTTCCCCGCCGCGTAGGCTATCCCGCTGCGAGTCAAATCCGCCGAGGAAGATCGCGCTAGATCCCACCCGATACATGTTCTCGTATTTCACGCGCTTGACCAGATCGCGAAGCCCCAGCGACCCGAGTTCCTCAGTCAGCTTGGCCATATTGTACTCGACTATCATCACCGTTTGCTTGATATCCGGCCCGATGATGCGAGTCAGAAACTTCTGTTTCCGTAGGCCGCTCATCAGGCCGCGAGCGCAGCCATAGAAGGACTTGCCAAAGCGCCTACAGCACAAAATGACCGCGTGCTTAGTGGCGACCGGCAGCGCCTCGATTGACTCGTGAATCTTGAGCTGCGCCGGGTGCAGCTTCCACTCCAGGTGACCCTGCGTCCACGCGATCTCTTTGGCCGCTTGGCGAAGCCGCTCAGCCGTGAGAGCTCTCAATCGCCTTCCTCGGCTACACCCGCGCAAACGGCGTTACACCAAACCTCGCCGACCCCGTGAAAGATCGAATGATGCCCCCACGCCCGCTTGTACTTGAGCCGCTTGCCGCATTTGTCGCACGTCATGACGCAACACAACGTCCTGAGCGTCGAGATGCGATCTTCGTCATCTCCCGCCCAGGTGAACAAATGGACCGCGTAGATGCTCATCCCGACAAGAACCGATACAAGCCGTATCCGACGCAAAACGCCAGGACCACCGACGCAACGCATACCATCACGAGCTCGCGGTATGCCTGGCGCTTTGGCTCGCCGCTATCGTCCCAAATAATCATGTTTTCTTCTCCGGAATCATCGCCTTGATATCTGCCATCGTGATCTCGCCCGACGCCAGCATAGCGATTAGCTGCATGGCTGGACTTTCACTTTTGCCCGCATCGGCAGCAAACACACCCAGATGCCTGCCGAGCAAATCAAGCGCCCTAGTCTTATCGTGCATTTTAACGCGCTGCTCGACCTTATAGCCGCGCTGCGTTTCGACCGAGCGTTGCGTGATCTCTGCAATACCGCCTGCTGTATCATCGTCTAGTTCTTCAGAGGGAAAGAAGGTAATTCCCGAGTCATCCCACTTCATCACGCGCCGATGGTCAGAGAATGCGATAGCCATTAATTCGCGAATAACTCTGTCAGCTTTCAATCCATTTCGTTCGCTTTTTGCTGCTAAAGCTCTATCTATTGCTTCATAAATCTTTGGAATCCTGAGGTTAACAGAGGCCGCTTGATAGTGTTGGCCGTGTTTATCAGAGTATCCAGCCGCTTTGGCAGCCTTCCCGCCGTTCAAACAAACAACGTATTCATCGACAAACCGTTGTTGCTGCGCTGTCAATTTGTCATCTGCGCTCACTTCACCCGCCCACTA